AATCGTACTATCATTAAAGTCAGGATCTACACCAGCTTGTGGCGATGATCTTAATGATGTACCATCTGTTTCAGTTCCTAATCTTCTACCGAATATTGTAGAGAATAATGTATTAATAATTAAAGCAGGACCATCGTACTCTACACCTGAATTTACTCCTGTAATAGATTTCAATTTAACATTTAATTGATTTTCTACATCTACTTGACCTGTAAAATAAAAACCAGCACCGTGCATTGTTGACTTAAATGAATCTCGCCAGTCACTTATTGAACGACCTACTTTTAAAACATATGAATAATCTTGGTAGTACAAACTATCTTGTACTTTCATTGTTGTTTCAGATAAAAAACCATCTTCATTTAAACTAACACCATCTGTATCAACAACAGCATTGTTAGAAATTGTAGCAGTAGGATTATCTAAAAATTTTACAGTTGCTGTTACACTAGATAAACTGCCTGTTATTGTTGTATCAGTATCAAAGTTGCCATCTGAGTCTTTAACTGTTAATAAATTTCTATCAGTATCTAAAGATACAAATGTTGCTGTCACAGCAGTTGAACTTGAATCTATACCTGTTATAGTTTCGGCTGCTGTAAATGTGCCTGATAAATCTGAAATAATAATTTTGTTATTAAATGCGAGAGTAGCAGCAGGCGATTGTTCAAACCCATTTCCATGTTCAATAATTTTTAATTCTTGTACTCTACCTATTTCACTACCAAAACAAAAAACACTAGCACCTGATCCGCCACTTGCTGTTGAAACTGTAACAGTAGGTAAACTTTCATAATTGTTACCTTGATTTATAATTCTAATATCTGTTATATCTTCATTACCTGTACCTGCGTCTTGTACAATTTTGTCTCCTGTGTAAGGATCACCTCTAACTGTTTCATCTTCTAATACTATGTGACTTGTAGAATTTGCTTCAGTACCATCTTCTAAAGTTATACCACCATTTACAACTGAAACTTTTGCCTTTGCGTTTCCGGCACTAAAAGTAAGATCATCACCTATAGCATAACCTGAACCAGCAGCACCAATTACAAAATTAGTTATACCACCTGTACCTACTGTGCCGACAGTAACGTTACCACCTTCACCAGCTGCCGTTATAGTTAATGACTCATTCGCTGAATGTAAAGCACCGTCATTAGTTATTGACGGAGTGGATAAACTACCTGAAACAGTTGCTTTTATAAAAGTATCAGACTCGTCTGATAGAGTACCTTGTATTACTTCACTAGTTTGAAAAGTGCCTGTTAAAGTATCTTCGTTAATAATAAATTCAGAAACTTCATTAGCACCTATCTGAAATTTAAATACGTTTTCTACAACTGCTGTAGCTTTAGATGTGTTACCTGTAATTGTTCTACCTATCAAATCTTCCGTTTGACCTACAGTAGCAATTGCTCTTATTATTTTTTTAGTATTAAATTTACCGTCAGAAACTCTTAACATATTTTCTTTAGGATAAGATGTTTCAGAATTTAAATTAAATAATAATTTAAAAAATATTTCATGCCCTCTAGCCGTACCTTTTGATCGGTACATAGATTTAATATTTTTAATTAATTTTCTTTTATTGACATTATTATTTAAATTTTCTGGTAAAGTATTTAAAAATTCATTTCTAAATTTAGTTAAAAAGTTAGATACTACTTTGTCAGGATCTCTAAACTCTAAAAGGTTTTGAATTGTATTTACAGGATTAGGTCTATAATTACTAATTGTAGCACGACCACCTGAATTATTACCTGTAATTACTTCGCCATCTTTAAATTTATTTTGTGATGATATATAAAGTCTATTATTAGATAAATCTTCAGCAAGTATTGTTGCTGTAGCACCTGAAGTAGCACCTGTAATAATTTCATTTCTTTCAAATTTACCATATGTAGTTTGTTCTTGTAAAACTTTATCATCACCATCAACAACAGCTCTACTGTTATCTACTCTTGTGCCATCTAATAATAAATTGTTTGATTGATTTGTTTCTGTCTCTAATAAAATACCGTCTGTTACCTCAACATTTGTTAAAGTTAACTCAGCAGATTCCATGAAGGAATAATAAGTTTTAATAAAAGATAAAAACTGAGGATGATCTGCTAAGACAAAATCAGGCGCCTGTTGATTTATCAGGTTTGATATTTTATCAGTGAACTTTGCCATAATTAGTAGCTAGTAGTTGTTGTGTAACCTACTCCTGCGTCAGATGAACCACCTATTAAAGTATCTGCTTCAACTGTTATTGTAGAGTTTGATGTATCTATTTCTAAAATTTGGGCTCTTACAGGCGCAACATCATTTGAACTAGGTGTAACAGTTAACTCAATTACAGTTGATGATGAACCTCTTATATTAGATATAGAAGCAATGTTTAATGAGTTTAATGTTATTTGACCTGTTGTGTAATCAATTGTACCTTGTGTATTATTAGAGTATGTTCTAACTGAACCTACTAAGTAATATCTTCTAACATTACCATTACCATCATCATCTAAAAACATTTCATTAGTAGTATCGCCATCTATTTTAAATCCTGTTGAAATTAAAATACCGCCACCTGATTTATTATGTTCAGAGTGTGGATTAAATAAAGCATTTCTAAAGTAAATATCATATTTTGTTGAAGTTGATAAAGTAGGTGTAAATTCTTTTCTCATTTTAATAGTTGTTATATTAGAAAGAATTGAAGGATCAGTATTGTCTATTTCTCTAATAACTTTTGAATATCTAAAGACACTATCAAACTTTTGTAAAGTTGTTGAGTTGTAGTTTGAGAGTGTTGTTATAACGTTTGATTTTATTGTGTCAGATGTTTTAATTGTTGCTCTTTCATCATACTTAATTGTTGATGTTAATAATAAACTTGTTGTTTCAGGATCAACAATTTCAGGTGTAACAGCTGCTACATTATATTTTTTTAATTGAGCAATTAAATTCGTTTTTGTTTGAGTAGTTAGTGTAGAACCTGATTTTGCTTTTAAAGCAATTATAACTTTACCATATTGTGGTGTTTCATCATCTTCACCACCCCAAGCAGAAACGGCTTGTGTATTAGGATATAATGATCTAACTAAACTTTCATAATCACTAGTTGTTACAGCTCTGTCTTGTGCTGAATATTGTAAAGGTGCGTTAAATCTAATTGACTCTTTTGATTGTCTATCAGAACCGCCTTGAGCACTAGAGTTAGTTGTAATTGTAACGTCTGAAAATCCACCGATTGTACCTGATAAAGCAAAACTAGAAGCGCCGTTAGAAGCGTCTTTGTTTGAAACAATATATTCTAAGATTACAATATTACCATCTTCAACAGCTTTACCTAAAACGCCATCGCCAAAGTAAACTTCATATCTAGCGTCTTCATTTTCTTGTAAGTAGTAAACTTTAGAAGTAGAATCTATTGAAGTTAGTCCAGATGTTTTTGTATAAATTGCTGTCGTACTATCACTAGAAGAATTTTGTACACTAACTTTTAAAGATGTAGTATCAGCTAACTCACTAGGTATAATAAATTTTTGGTCAGGATCAGATGTGTCAACTGTATATTTAAAAGTAATTAATGTGCCTTCAAAAATTGAAACATTTGAAAAATTATAAACACCGTTAGTAGGTGATATTGTAATATCTTCGTTAGTTAAAAATTGATAAGAAACACCATCAACAGTTGTTGAAAAAATTGTGCCTTTATCCATAGTAACTGAAGCGCCTGAGGCATTATTTAATTTTATTGATATATCAGCAACAGGAGATTTAGGTGATGTAGGAGTATAGCCTAACATTTTTGCTATTGATACAATATTTTTTCTTATGTCAGCAGAATCTAAATACATTTCATTTGCTAACATATTAGCATTGAAACCTAGATAGTGTGTATTGTATGCTAATAAATCTAAAAGAATATTAAAGCCTGAACCTTCAAAATTATAATCTGAAAACTCTGCTTGATTTTGTAAGAATGTTTTTAAATTTGATTTTATATCATCAAAATCTAAATCTGATACGTTAAGTTTATTACTTGCCATTTTATCTTAATCTTTCTAAAAATGTTTCTACTGTTACAGGATCTGGTGTACCTACTACATAAAAACTTATTCTAACGTGGTATCTATTTTGATCAATTAAATCTCTAACAAGTATCTGTGAAATTCTTGCTCTTGGTTCATAGTTTGCCAAAACGTTACCTATTTGTCTTTGTAAATTTAAAGAAGTAAGAGGTGTCATATTTTCAAATAATAAAGCACGAATATTACTTCCTATTTCAGGATGAAAAGGTTTATCAAAGTGATTTAGATTAATTAAATTTCTAACACTTCTTTTTACAGCTTCAACATCTTTCAAACTATTTACATCATTAGTTACAACATTACGACCAAAGTCTAAATCTAAATCTTTATAGATTCTATTTGCTCGGGTACTATTATTACTTGTATTTTCTGCGCTATAACTTGCCATGACAGTAATATTTATACTACTTATCCTGCGTTTACGTTAGAACTTCCACTTGTCATAGAACCTGCGTCTGCTGAGTCTCCTACTCTTGCCACAGCAATTCCGTGTACTTTTACTGTTGAAGAACCTGCGTTTACATTTGCTACATGTGGGGCGCAAGGAGGGTTAGGTGGAAAAGGATGTGATACAGTAGGATCGCCTATTCTAGCAATCAATATACTATTTGCTCGTACAGTTGATTGTCCAGGTGTAGAAAGAGTTGTTGTACCTGTACATATGTGACCTGTACTTAAACTATCACCTTGACGACTAACTGCTGGCATTATTTTCCTTGTGAGTTGTAAACTTTAAACGATCTTTTCTTGTGTTTGTTCATAGAACTCATTTTAGCACCTTTTCTCGTATTTTGAGAAGTCTTTTTAGGTTGACTAACATGAGCCACAAAAGATTTTGATAATTTAGCCATACTATCTTGCCTCTTTAAGCGCCTTTAAACGCTTCTTTTCATTTTCTGCTATTAATGCTTGTCTAATTTTTCTTCCTATCGGTATTTGTACAGAATCAATAATTTTTTTGCCTTTTTTAGTGACATATTC